ATTAATCCATATAATACAAGCTATTAAATAATTCATTGGTGTTTTATATCCTTCATATTTTTTACCATTAACAATAAATGTTACTGATTTTGGATACCATACTAACTCATTCATAGGTTATTTGTTTTGGTTAGTATTTTTTTCTTTTTTCATCATCAACTTTTAAGCCAATTATTATTGCTATTATAAAAAATATTATTAATGGTATTGCTGACATAGGTTATTTGTTTTGGTTATAATTTTATGTATCCACATCTTTTACAAAAATGAATACGATTTGTATTTTGGTATGGTATTAATTTATGACCAAATATTTTACATAATAATTTCTTCATAGGTTATTTGTTTTGGTTAATGATTTGTTCTTTTATCCATTTAGCACCATCTATATGAATAGCGGATACAAGGTATTGACCTAGTTTATCAGACACATCTTCATGCATTGTTGAATATCTATCAGAATATGATTTTATATCCTCATCACTTGGTAGTTCTATTGGTGCAAGCATCTTTAAATGATTTTTGATTGTAGGTTGTGCACCATCAATACCAAATTTTTCAATATAACTTTGTATAGCGTTTACAGTATTTAACACTTGTTCTTCTGTATATAGTTTCATGTTAATTCTTTATCCAGTTTATAATATTATACCAGAGCGTAAAACTTGTAGCAGCTATAATAAACCACACAAAGATTACATCCCATTTCCATTTACTCTGTTTCATGACCGTAGAAGTTTTCAAATTCATCAGCTGCTTTAGGATTAACTGTCTTTAAATGCTCTAGAGACATTTGGTATCTACCATTTTCTACTTGAGCTCCAAAACTTACATCATATAAGCTGTCTTTTAATATTGTAACACTATCTAATTGTTTTTGTAGAATGTCCACTTGTTTTACTTGTTCTTTTAAATCAAACATAGTGTAGAACAATAAAGTAATTGTACCTAAGCTTAATGCTGCTGTTATATATTTTTTCATTTTAAACATTTTTAAGTCCACAATATAAATCTAAGAAAGCCATTTCTCTTTCGGCTAACTTTTTACTCCAACGTTTTTTCTTACGGATGTACGTTACGCCCCAGTCTATCCATTCTTTACGTTGGTCATCTGTCATTGTCCATTGACAATACCAGTCATCTTTTCTACCAATAATATCATTATAGCTAACGTTATGGCCGGCTATAATAAACATTTGGTCTATAATAATTTGTATCAAGTTATCATTTCGCTTCATGATATATTTTTCTTACCTTACTACCTAACTCATTGTCATTAGGAGTGTTTATAATTGTAGCTTCAGATACTAGGATATGTCTGCGGTTACTACCATAAAGGTAGCAGCTTGAACATAATTGACCTAATCCATCTATATAACCGTTTCTCATGTCTACATGAGTTGATTCATCGTATGCAGTTTCTACACCGCAAGATACGCAACAATCTTTCATACGTCATTGATTTAAAAATTAAAGTTATTAAAGTTCTATTATATTACCAAAAGATGTAAGACCACGGTCAAATCTTCCATCATCTACACAAGCACCGTTAGAGAATACAGTACGAGTACCATAATAAGTTGATACTCCTTGGTTTATGATCTCTTTACAGTTATGGATATGACCAAAGCATACTAGTTGTGGGTTAATTATCTTAATTCTTTTACCTAATGACTTATCACCACACATTTCTAAGTTGTTCTGTCTATCCAACGAAAGATCTCGTATACCTTTTGGTGGTCCATGTACTACGATGACATCTGTACCTACAGGTATTTTGTCCCATACAGTAAAGGTTTTATCTCTAGCTTTCATAAAGGACCAATCACCAAAGGTTGGTGTAATAGGGGAGCCCCATATCTTTAGTCCTTCTATATCTACAGATTCATTTTCTAAGTATGTAATACCTCTAAGCCTGATATCTTCAGGTGCTATAGCTCTTCTAGCAATTGCTGTATCATGATTACCTGCTACAAAGATCTTATGTTTAACTGGTACAGTTTCATACCAGTTAAGAAAACTTTGTATTTCAATAATTGATTGATGTAGAAGATTACTATTAGAACAGTCACCACTATGTATGACCATATCTATACCATCAAAATAATTTTTAGGGAAGTCATTATGAAACCCGTGGGTGTCACTGATGTGTAGTATTTTCATAATTATAACATCTTGTGTAAACGTAGTATACTTTTAACTTGATTTGCTAACTCTTGTATAGAACCATTGTTTTTAATAACATGGTCAAACTTATAATGATCTAATCCTATTTCTGAAGGATGATCATTAATTGGTTTTACGCCAGGTCTTTCTACACGGATTAGTACACCATCTTTTTCTCTGATAGCATCTGCTTCATTAGGAAATCTAGTGTCTGTAATAATCCAGTTAGGCATATCACCGTCTTCATAACCACCAATAGGACCTTGAGCCCATTGTACTTGTGTAGGTGTATAATCAGACATAAGAGCATTAACCCATGCGTTTTCATGTAGACCATATCTTAATGCATCTGTACCTAATCTTTGTAAGAATTCTCTTACAGTTAAAGGTTGTTTATGCATTGTACCTACTTTACCTGGAGGATTACAATCCCATTCAGAACTTAGGTTAGTTTTTTTAAACTCTTGGTCTTCAAACTTATGCTTAGCTATACCTGTTAGTGTAGAAGCTATTTCTTTAAGTTTACCTGCCCACTTTTTAATTTCCCAACCAGACTGTTCTTCTAGCCACCACTCGTGTGTTATTGTAAACTCTAATACATCTTCTAAAGATGTAGTTGGTTGGTTGTCATCATTTACAGATAAGTATTGTATGATAATACCGACAGTGTCTTTTCCACTGCCGGAATACCCGTTAATTCCTATGATCATGTTATTTAGTTTTCTACATCTGCTGTAATAGTCCAGTTATCTAAAGAACTGTCTCCTATTTCAGGATGTTGGTTATAAAATTCTTGTAATAATAATTGATATAGTTCTTCTGATATTAAGTCTATATCTAAGCTGATTGTTTCGTTCATAGTTTAATCATTAAAATAAAAGTCAGGATGTCTTTCTTCTTCTAAAGCTTTTACTAAGTTATTGTGTCCTTCTAAAGCTTCGTCATATGTACAGTATCTACGCTGATATTCATCATTACTACCATCAAAGATCATAGACTCAAATAATATTGGTTTAGAAGATTTTGTATTCATTCCAAAATCTAAGCTGTGATCAAAATGTAGAAATACTGTAGATATTCTTTGTTCACCTACAAAGGTGTTACCAACATGTTTAGTTGGTCCTGTTAAATCTCCTTGTAGAGGGTATACACCATCAGGTAATAGTTCCACTGTATGGTCTTCATTTAGTTTATACCATTTCATAATTATTCTTTGTATTTATTATTAATATGTGTTTCTATTAATTCAATTACTTCTTCTAAATCTTCTTCTGGTAAACTAATTAGTTGTTCAGTGAGAAGCATTACATATACTAAGTTAGCTTTGTCTAACTCTTTTTTTACTTCTAAAATATGATTAGAGTCAGGTAGTAAACCACATAAGTGATCTATAGCCACCTTTACTTTTTGAGCTGCATTACTCAGAGCGTATTTTTGTTTTTGAGTACTAGCAGCTTTTGCATATTCTAGTCTTATTTCTATACATTTTAGGTGTTGAAGCACACAGGAAAATAAGTTTCCTATAGATTTTTCATTTAACATATGTAAACTTGAAAATAAGTGAGGAAGTATTACACTCCCTCACTCATCTTAATTATAAAAAAGTTACTCCAAATATAGATTCTTCAATATCTGCATATACTGCTTCTTCTTCTAAATCATCTATGATAGGAGAAGTAATTATATTACTCACTGTAGTAGTAGATCCAAGATTGTTTAGAAAGAACGTATGTACTTTTTGATGATCTCCAAGATATCTCATTGGATGAGAATCTTTTAGAGCTAAAGTAATGTGATTATATAATGTCCATGCAGAATCTACAGGAGCATTATAATTATGACTTGGAGCATCTAACTCATGTTTAACTATACCTACTTGAGAAAGAGTAAGTATTTCTTGATCTGCATATAGCTGACCAATAATAGAAGCTTGCTCTTTCTTACTTAGCGTGATTTGTTTAAATGTTTCTTTATCAGCTATTAAGTTATTATAGTGTTCTTTAGCTTTAGATATCTGATATTGAATAGTTTGTGTAACATCAACTAGTGCTGTACCAGTATGTTTCCTGGCATAACTACCTATGTCACCCGATACCATACCATTCATACATACAAATACTTGAGCACCCACTGCACATTTAAATCTCATCATCTTGTTGTATGAGTTAGACCATGCAAACATTAGACCCATATCAGGATCATTACCATAATTTAAATGATAGACACCTTGTGCTACTTCACCATTTAAATTAGTCTTGTATAGCTCGTTAGAAATTGTAAATCCTGCAGTAGCTAATTCTTTTTTAGTTTCATCAATCACGTAACCGTGAGGAATAACAGTGTAGCTTTTACCATGTGTAGGTAAAGCTGCTTGTCTAATAAGTTGTTCAGTTCTGAACTCTGTCTTTATTGGCATAAAATTGTTTTTTAAAATAATGATAACTGAGTAAAGCTTTTACGCTTTATCTTGTTGATTTGTTCTATTTGTCTATGAATGTTTTCTAGATAATAGTCTTTGTTAATGCCGTATTCACTAAGAGGTTTATTAGTATCTCTTAAGTCATTAACTACTGTTTGCATCCAAGGTCCTGCTTCTACTTGAGCTTCACGACCATCCGGGTGACACTTCATTAGTTTAGTACCTTTCTCAGCTACATAGTATCTTACTATTTTTTGTAGTTTAGTTTTTTCTATAGATGACCCATCATTTTCATGAATAAGTTTTCTAGTCTCATAATACCAGCCACCTTTAGCTTTTACACCTGCACAATAATCAAAGATAGACTGATTGTCTTCTAAGAACTGTTCGGGCTCTATACCTTTTGTAAAGAATGCATAGATAGCTTTAGGTATAATTAAGAAAGATTTATTCTTATGGAATACACTTACTTTCTTTTTTTCTAAGTCTTCCCACTCAAATCTACCTTTACATTTAGTTTTACCATCTTTAGTTACTGCTATATAATTGTTTACATCACCAATGATCATTTTAGAATATTCATCATGTTCCAGGTTAAGTTGTGTAATTACTTGCCATTTTTCACATACCTCCATATACTTAGGTATAGCTGATGTTGGTATCATCATTTCTAAACCATCTGTATTTTGCATTAGAGGCATAGCTTCTGGTATAGCTAAACACAACATCTCGTAAAGCATTGATAATAATAACTGACCGTTGATTGTAATTTGCATAGTCATACGTGGATCATACAGGAATGAGTTTTCATCACCTGTTAAACCGTATGTACTATTGAGGATAATCTTGTAAACGTAGTTTTTAGGATCAGACTTAGGAATCTTTTTACGCTCTTCAAAGAACCATTCATACAGATCACCAAACTCTTTTTGTGGTAGGTGTTCAGGATGAAACTTGTTCTTAATAGCTAGATTAGGATAGAATGATGTAACGTCACTAGTCATAATTGTATAACCAGTTTGAGCTTCATATACTCCTGCATCTGCTGCACCATGGATACCGCCTAGACCGTAGTCAGTTTTAACACCTCTATTTTCAAGAGTGAACTTAAAACCATCTTTAGTAGATGTAATTACCTTGGTACGGAAGTAGTCAAGAATCTTTTGAAACTCTGGGGTTACAAACTTCACATAAGGAAGTATACAATCAGCTAATACAATATAATTACGTGGCGTTCTGAGCATTTTGATCTCAGACTTGTCCCAGTCCAGCTTCTTACTCAAGAAATAAAGAAATAACTCTTTAGAAATTCTTGGTTCTGATGCTGAATATAAGTCAATACCATATTCTTTTGTAAGAGTTTGTCTGAGCTGTATTTGCTCTTTAGAATGTTCAAGTATCATCTTAGTACTGAGTACGTCATTGATACAATATTGAACTACATCCTGTAATTGTTCTGATGTTTCTACATCTTCATAATAATGATGCGGCATTTCTTCAACGTTCTCCCAATCCATACTATACTGTATCCATTTAAGACTACTCATCTTAGCACGGTTATCCCAGTGGTTCATTTTGAATAGATCTATTTGTCGGATCTTAAGTTTGTAAGGAGCAAATTCTAGAAACTCCCCTTTACTTGATTTATCAATAACAGATTGAGCGTAAGCATATAAACGCTTAGCAGCTTCTTCACCATCTAGTTTTAAGTATTCTTTTTGATTATTAATCACATGCTGTGAAATCTGAGCATCAAATGCTAGACCATTATATGATATATGCCACTGCTTTTGTTTTACACACTTATTAAGAAAGTCTATAAATTTAGCTATGTCGTTTTGATCTTTAGTAACAATGAATATCTCACTGATATTATCATCTTTATAGTGTTGGAATACGGCTATAAAACAATTAGTAAGTGTCTCATAGTCCATTACCCAATGGGTAGGTGATGCTGTCTGTGCCATAAGTTTTTGTTCAGTTAAGCTGTCCCCCCGTATTAATGAAGCTGAAAAAAGGGAAGATTTCTCTTCCCTTAGTTGTTATTGATGGAGCTAGTAGTAGTAATTACGCTTCTGTAATAATCCCGCTATGTTTTGGACCTGCTGGAGGTGTAGCTGGAGATTCCATATGTTCTTTATAATTAAATGTGTCTGCATTAATAGCAATCATATTAATAATATTAACAATCTCTTCTGGATGCTCTACATAGTATTCATAAAAGCTCTCTAATGGTTTACGCTCTTCAGCATATGATTTACCGTTAGATCTTTTACCAATCTTAAGTTCTTGTGGGTCTCCTAAATCATTAAGCTTAGCTAACATGTGTAAAGACTGTTTTTTCTCTTTACCGATTAAAGCTAACACTTTGCTATCTGGGTCAAATATCCCTTCGTTATAGATAGCATCAGGTGTAATAGGCATAAGTTTAAAGGTTTTTCTAGGACCCCAGCTAGAAGTAACTAGCATCATTGATTTATTCATTGTTGTTTTTTTAGTATACAAATTTACTTATTTATCTAACATTACCAAATGTTCTAAAGGAATTTTTAAAGTTTCTTTTTCAATACTACATGGGTCACAGAGCTCACCACCGCTTGACTTTATTGTTTTGATATCCACATCTAAAAGTTTAGCGTACAAGCCGTGGAACCTTTCGGGAAACAGATATGACTCCATGTAGTTGTATTCAGATGATTTCTCACCATAGTATGCTTTAATAGCTCTCTTCAGAACATTTGATAAATTAGAATATTTTCCAAGTAAAAAGTTGAACCAGTCATCTTTATATATTTGAAAATCAAATACATAGAGCTTATAATCTTGAATAGGGATGACTTGTTCAAATAAAGGATTAGTGAGTAACATCTTTTCCTCAAATGCTTTAAACCCTTCAGTCTCACTATTTTTATAACTGCAGATAAGCTTCATGTCTTCAGGACCTATTTTTCCTTTAAGGGATAGATAAGTACCTGTAGGATGGGTGCTACTGCTCTTTTTAATTCCTAAAGCTGGGTACAAAAAAGACCTAGACTTTTGAAAGTATTTACCATATAAGCTCTCTATCATATGTACAATTTGTTTACAAAGTTACGGAACCTGTAGCAAAATCGTACGGAAGATCATAACTTTTATTTACATAATGCCATTCTGCTTTATTCATAACCTCTCTCATTCTCATTAACCAGCTTGCTAATGTAGCATCTGATACAGGAAAAGCGTATGTTTGAAACATCTTGTCTATAACTACAAAGTTAAATTTAAATTCATAACCACCTAATTCAATTTGAGCTTTATACTCGTTAGCCACTAAGCTACAATAGATTATAGCTTGTAACCAGTAAGAATAAAACTCAATAGTTTCAGGAAAATCTTTTAGTTCTTTACTTGTTGTTTTAATATCATTAATATATATAATCTTTTCATCATGGTTGATTACTAAGTTATCTATAATTCCTTTAATACCAAAAGGTTTTTCTCCTGCTTCAGTTTGTAAGAACAACTCGTTTCTAACATCTATATTATCAAACTCAGTTTTATTACAACCAATAAGTTTGCATATACTTTTGTTAGTCTTAACTAGCTCTACCGCTGACTTACAGAAATCAAATGTTTCTTGATCTATAAGAGTCTTGTTACCTTTAGTCTTTAAGAAATCCCAATAGTTAGTAGTTTCTGTACTGATAATTTTATCTAGACGTTGCTGATCTGTTTTTAATGCTTGAAAATAATTCATATCTTTCATAACATCAAGAACTGCTTGATCAAATTCATCTAGTTTTGTACGTAAGTCACCATTTTGTGATAATTCTATATGATGAGCAAACACTCTATCTACAACAGCTCTTACACCATCACCCGGTAGTTTACCTGGACTAACAATAAAGTTGTCATTAAACTTTTCTTCTTCTAATAGAAGTGCGTGCACAATCTTACCTTGTACTAAGTGAGCATCTGTACGTTCTTCTTTAAGTCCAAGTATATACATGCTATGAAATACTGCAGGGCTCCAAAGAAGTTTATTTAAACTACTGTATGAGAAGTAAAACTTCTTATTGTAAAAATCATCTTGCATAATTTTTATAGACTCTTCCATTAAATCTTCTAGTTCCATGTTGTTATTGTATTGAGTTATTTAATTCTTCAGCTCTCTTCTCTACTTCTTGTAGCATGAGGCCGAGTCTCCATTTTTCCATTCTGTGTCCGTATTCTTTAATAACAGCTTCTAAATGTCCATCATTCATTTCTGATACAGACATTTGTTTATACGGTTCATCACCGTTTATACCGTGTGTTCCCCATAATGGAGCAGTTCTACATTTTTCAAATCCGTCTGTAAGATATACAGTTGCAGATAAGTCTACTAAATCAAGATCAGCACCACCATAACGTTGGTATTCTGTACCTCCATCTAGCATGGTTTTATTATCACAAGTACACATAACATAATTATGTCTGTGTCTAGAGACTAGTACATCACCACATTTTTTACATGTAGCGGTACTATATACAATTTGTTCTAGTCCGTTCATAACATTAAAGTTTTAATTCCATCCTTCAGAGTTATCTTGTTTTAGTAGCTCTTGTGCCACTTGACATAACATCATACCTGATATTTGATTACTAGACATTATACTATGTGAGTAGCTAAATTCAGGATATTTTTCATAAAATTGTGCTGCTACACCTCTCCATGAGTGAGTATTAGGATCATCTGGTCCTGTACCACATCTCCAATCACGGATATCAGCTAACATATCAGCTGTCATATCATTACTTAATATTTCTATTTCTGCATCATGTCTTTTCTGAAAATCTTGCTGCATTTTTTGATATTCAGGATCAGCCATCAGTCTTCTGAATGCTGAGTTATGATCTATTTCTTGATCTATATCTGCCATATTATTCGTTTAAAGATTTCCATGCTGCCATAGCTCTATCACCATTACCAATTGCACAGGTTCTACATATTGTAGAAATCCAACCTGATGTTCTTCCTAGATCTTCTCTAGAACCGCAATCTTGGCATGTATTATCAGCTAAGTATTCTGCATAGTGTATCATACCATCTACTTTTTTATCTGCACCATTTTCATAGAATCTGAGTCCACCAAACTTTTCTTTCATCTGTGTGCAGGTAACTTGATCATGAGATACCATTATAGATTTATGCGTAGTTATATCATCATAGTTCCATGTAGATCCTTCTATATAATCAGGATTGTCTATAGAGTATCTATGATGATCTATGTATTCTTGTATAGAACCACACAAGTCATCTATAATTGGTAACCAACCTGTCGGTACACCATGCCAATTACATCTTCCTGGATTACCAGGATAGTCTTCAAATATCTTTGGATACTTAGCTATTATTTCTTCTGTAGTTATCTTGATGGCCATAATCCTAGTTCTATTAGTTTAGCACTCATCCTCTGTTGGGATCTTGGATCTACAGTTAGAGCTTCCTCATATTCAAGGAGAGCTACTAATTCTTTAATTAAGTCATTACAGTTTTTTAGCTCAGCAGCTTTATTTAATAGTTCCTGCTTAGATATCTGTGCATCTTCTGACTTATCCCAATCATTAACATTTGGGTCTGTTTCATTACTATATATTGCCATAGTATTTAGTTTTCTAATTGTTCTGAAATTTCTTCTGGTAAATAACCTAGTAAATTCTTCTTTGGTGTGAACTCTAACAACTCATATATAGCTGTTACGTCATCCATCTCAAAGTCTTTTCTCATCTGTTCTATGACAGCTTCAATAATTGGGTCTTCCATTTTACTTTAGTTTTTCTAATTTAGTTTTAGCATCATGACATGTTTCACATAGTACTTGTAAGTTCTCTTGTTCACAGAACAATCTATCTACAAAACCTGGAAGGTCATTACTACATTTAAGACTACCTGCTCCTATTATATGATCTACGTTGATTTTCTTTTCAGGAAACCACTTATGACAAGCATTACATTCATATTCAAACTTCTGCCGTTTGTTAGGTCCTTTATAAGGTCTACGAGCATCTATTTTACATTGTGTAATTGGCTTCCACCATCTTGACTTTTGTCTCAATGTACTACGTATAAAACTCCAAAAAACTGATTCTGTCATAGTACCAGCATTTCTTGTTTTATCTACTGTAGTTTTACGTGGTCTAGCTATTTTTCTTGGCATAAATATTATTTGTTCTTACAAAGATAGGTGAGTCTAAACAATTTTTTTGTTTAATAATGGGACTATACGGTAGTAGACTTCTTTGGCACCGTAGTCTTTAATAGAATCTGCAGGGTCTTTACTCATAGGTAAAGCAGTATGTTCAATCTCTGGATACAGTTCTTTGTACTTTTCCATAGCTTTAATACCGGGGTCATCAAAGTCAAACATAACAATTACTTTTTCGTATTTGTTAATGTATCCTTCCATGACTTCTTTACGTATAACAGTGTTCTCTGAGTCTGGAGCTATTATATCTAAAGGCAGTTTAAGACTTCTTAATGCCATTAGATCTTTAAGAGAGGATGTGATTATCAACCACTTATGATTTTTTAATTGTTCTGATCCCTGTATATAATCTGCAACCTTTATAAACTTTTTATCTAAAGTTTTAGGTTGGTATATTTTATACAGCGTACCGTCTGTCTTGAAATAACCGTATAAGTAATTACCTTTAATGGTTAAGTCTATAGGACTGCCATCATTATCTTTGTGCATAGTGTATGCTGATAAAGGTCTCACTTGATACTCTTCAAGAAGTCTAGTACCAATATTAAACTGGGTCCAGAAATATTGATCTTGGGTATTCCACGATCTAAATATATAGGTAGTTACCTTATACTTAGATGCTTGTTTAAATTCTTGTAAGTCATAACCCCCATTGTTGTGAAGTACGAAGTCATTGTACTTTTCTACAACTAAAGAACAAGCTTTGTAGTAAGATAAGTTTTCAATATCTTTTACAAGATCTATTGCTGAACCACCTTTGCCTGATGAGAAGTCTTTATAACGGTAAGAAGATTTCTTAGCGTCATAATATATACACATACTTGGTGTACGCTCTTTCAAATTGAAGAGAGACTTTATCTTTACATCGTGACCATTAAGCTTTTCTTTTAATTTGCAGAAATGTTCAAATATCCATGCTACTGGTACATCTTTAATGTCATGTACCAAGTTTTTGGTCTTAAACATAACACAGTTTTTAAATTAAAAAAAATAGGGGAGTGTAGAAACACCCCCCGTTATATTTACTAATCCAACTTACATTTCAAAATCATCATTAGCTGGCTCAAAGCTAGCTACAGCTTTAGTTTGCATAGCTTTATAATGATATTGATTAGTCTTATCAAATTTATCTAACTTAGCTTCATCTGCAGCTGCAAATTTATACTTAGGTAAAGATAATTTAATTATAGTCTTACCATTATACTCTTCTTCAGTTCCTTTTAAGAAGAAATATAAATCTTTACCTTTCAATAGGTTTGCTACTTGAGCAACCCAGTCTTCAATACTAGATGCGTTAATTTTATCTAACTCGTCTTTAAGACCTAGTTCTACAGCAATAACGCTAAGCTTGTTCATAATCTCATTTTTAGATGGACTAGTCTCATTAAATGTATCTATCCAGATACTTGCAGATACTCTTGATGACTGACCTTTAAACTTAGGTCCTTCTAAATCATCTTTACTGATTGCCCAACCCTCAAAACCGTCTATAGGCGGGGTTTCTAAAACTAATTCTAAGGACTTTTTACCAGTACCTTTAGAATCTCTTACTAACGCACTATAGATATGTGCGTAAACTACTCCTGATTGTAGAGACTTTTGTACTCCACCTGTTGCTTTGACTTCTTGTCCTTTTGTGCTGAACATGTTGTTTGAATTTAAATATTAAACGTTTAATTTATACACTAGTTTTCATAAGCTGTAATTGCTTCTTTTACAAGTTGCAGATCATTAGCTATCTCAAATGACTCAAACATCCCTCTAGGAGACTTACATGTATTTTCACCATTGTTAGATGTCTCAAATACATATCTGATGTTACCGTCTTTGTCTTTTTTTACTTTACCAAACAAAACTATGGAAAATAATCCTTCTAAAGTAAGTTTTTCATCAACCATTTTACCAATAGTTTTTGCTTTAAACTTCTTTTTACCTTCCATATCAGTAGATTCTTCTGCATGGGTTAAGATGAATATCATAAGGTCTTCTCTAAGATCTTTAGGTAGTCTAGCTATACGAGCTAAATGTGCACCGATCTGTGTGAATTTCTCATAACCTTTCTCGTCTACTCTTTCAAAGAACTCAAATGAGCTCATGTATTGAAAGTCATCAATTATAATGTTCTTAATCTCTGGACGTTTCTCACTGATATATTTTAAAGCTGCCTCAATATTTGCAGGTGAAGCTTTATCATACATGTTACCAGCAGGATTATCCTTAGACCAAATAGTATAGTTTTTTCTCCAACCTCTGAAAGGTAATGGTTTATTAGCAATGTTGATAATAAACGTTTCTTTTGGATCTAGTTTTTCTATACTAGTGGATTTACCACTACCTGATTCTGCAATTACTAAAATTCCTTGTCCCATATTATTTTTGTTTTATAAGTTCGTTTAACCATGTTTTAACACTAACAGGCTTACCTGTATGTATAGCGTAATAGTCTCTTATAGTCATTTCACTATAAGGAGCGTCTTCCATAGGTGCTGGAGCTTTGTACATAACATCTGGTGTAGGAGCTGTTGGTTGCTTAGTATTAAATCTATCACTGCTAGTAACAGCAGAAGATTTACTAATTGCTACTGACTGTGGATTAACAGTTCTTAATTCATCCAGTGACACAAGATACGAACCTTTTTCATTTAGTTCATATTCATCTTGAAATGTTACACTTGGTTGAACTCTGTATACTGTTCTTTCAGTGTTGATAGGTTCTAAACCTCTAGTTACTAGTTCAAAGAAGAAACCTTTTTCTTTTTTAAACTCTGATGCAAAGATACCTACTACCATCTCACCACGAGAATTGTAGAACGGCATCTTCATGTTAAAATCTGTTCTTAAGATTTTAAGATCATCAATTAATTCTTGATGATAATCACGGATGGCGTCAAGCTTAGCTTTTTTCCATTCCTTATGTTCATCATCTGACATAAAGTTTGACATGTGCTTTTGTTTTAAATGTTAATGTATTTTGTTATAATTCGTCCCCGATGTCGGCAGAGACATTACCTGTTGTAAATTGACCAATAGATCTTCCTTTTGGTTTTCCTGTACCAGAGTTACCAGAAGCGTTTCTTGAAACTGGTTCTGCTACTTCTATCATACGCTGTCTTACACCATCCATTTTTAAATAGATGAGATTGTTATCATCTGAATTATTTCTGTTTTTTAATAGATGCATGAATACATCTTCAGATTTACATTCATATGATTTTGGTCCGTAGATTTTAATGTCCGATTTATACGGACGGTTTAAAACTGCAACCATATCTGAACCTTGCATAAGAGCGTCACCACCAAAGATATCTGATGATGTAGGAAAGTTACCTACAGAACCTGGATTTTTTCTAGATGGATCATCTATAGTTCTATTAAGCTGTGTAAGCATTATAATAATTACAGGAAGTTCATTCTTAAGTTGCATTAATGCTTCTACTGTATTGTAGAGTGTTGCAATCTTTTCTCTCTCGTCTGCATTTTTCTTGATTAACCAGCTATGATCTATTGTAATAATCATTGGCTTACCACCAAGTTTATTATAATATAAATGTACAGCATCAACTATCTCTTTGTTAGTGAGAGGTTTGTTAATTTGTATTCTACGTATGCCAACAGCTTCCATTGCTTTAACTTCAGCAAGATGTGTTTGCATCAATCCATATACGTAGTCATCTAATTGACGATCAGTACTTAACACAACATTATAATCCAAAGCTACTTCTGCAGCAAATGCTCTAGATGCTGATTGTTTAGCACCCATTTCAAATTGGAATTCTAATATGTTAAAATCTTGATCGGGGTTTTGTTTATGAGCTTCACGTAATATCTGACTAGAAATCATTGTCTTACCACTACCAGGTCTTGCACCAATAGTAAGTAGTGACCCCCATTCTAATCCGTTTATACCGGCTCTGTTAAAACCTAACCATGGTGTTTTAAAGGACTTAATCCTACCATGTCTTCTGTCATTGATATAACCTAAACCTTCTGCTAGAATTTCTGAATAGTTTCTAGCACCGTAAGCTCTATCATCTATGGGTTTTATACTCATAGTTCAGCTATTTTAGCTGATCTAATAGCTTTTAATGAAACATCTAACGCTTCTAGCTTACCTTTTAAGTCAGCTATTTGCATCATTTGTTCTACAGCAAGTTTAAAACCATCAAAACTGATAGCTCTAATTTCTGTGTTAAGTCCTGGGATTGTTACTGTTACTTTTTCATAGAGCTCAAGAATTTGAGCCTCTTCGTCTGAAGTGATGTTTTTTTCTGTCATTGTATTTATGTGTTTTGTATTGTAAATATACTACTTTTCCTAAAAATAAACTAACTATCTTGTAAATCTTTTAAAATATTTGGATTGTCAATTAATAGTTGACAATGGTCAGCTAATTTAGAAGCTACTTCTTTTGTACGAGGATCTGTTTTTCTAATAAAATAACTACTGGTAACCATATAGTTATAATCATCTAAACTCTTTAAATACACATAATATTCTGTGGCGTCTAGTATAAGATCCCAACTATAATTTGGATATGCTTTTCTAAATTTTACAAATTTATCTTTTATTTCATCTATACCTTGTCTAGCAAGTTCTTTTGATGTAGGTATTCTTCCTCCATTTAACTTAGTAGAGTCTGGAAATATGTTTAAATACTCTTTTACTTTAGCTAAGAAATCTTTACCTAAAACTTCAGTGGTTACTTTAGTTTTAGTCTTTGTTTGAAATGTTTTGAACTCTTCAAGAGCTTGTAAACCTATTGGTGTAAGTTTTCCGCTCATGTCTATAACTCCCATTTTCTGACACAGTAGTAATTCTGCATCTTCATTAATCAGCGTCCCCGGCATTATGCTGCTGTTGTAACAATCCAGCAAAAACATTTGGTTCGGGGTCAAGCTGTACTTTCTGCACGTAGTCCATAATTGAAGGCTCATGATTATCTTTTATATATTTAACGATGGTTGCATATTTAGCACGAAACTCATAGCTTGTTTCGTATAAGTCATTGAAAACGTTTACATTATGGATTACAGTGGTGTGATCTCTGTTTCCTATTGTCTGACCTATTATTTTAAGACCATATTTCATACCTCTTGCTATGTAGCAGTAGATATGTCTTAATTCTACTATTTCTCTATATCTGTGTTTGCATTCTAGTTTAAGCTTTATGTTATGTCTTTCTGGTAGAAACTTATCAAACATAGTTTTTAGCTTTTCTAGTGTCATTATCGGCTTATATTCACCGCTAGATGTCTGTATTTCCGTAATAATGATTGGGTAATAACCTAATTTTTCATAAAATGTCTGCCTGAACTCAGAAACTAGTTTTTCTTGTAGTGCGTAGGCGTACTCTTTGTTTTCCATAACTTAATTTTGAGGTTTTATGCACAAATGTAGATAATCTGACTGATATTTTGTATATTATAATGTAGGGATTATAGAAATTCTACATATTCTAAGTTTATATATAAATCGTTTATAACATGGTAACTAAAAAGTTTTATGCCCAAAAGGATTATTTAGGATATCCTATTCCGGGTACAATGCAAAGTATCTCTGCTGAACAACCAGTTCCAGTAGATACTATTGAGATTCCAGCTGCTGATACTATTACAAGTCCTCAAAACATTCGTGAGAATAGTATGAGATATTTTGTACGTAAAGACAGAAATGGTAAAATCATTGCTAACTCATTGATTGCTAGCTTAAAAAAGCCTGCTGGTCTAGTTTATGAGTTTCAACCTACTAAATAAGGTAATGCAATGACTCCTAGAGAAAACCCGTCTATAGCAGCTTTTAAAGTGTGGGTGTTTCCTACACTAGTATCTTTAGTTAGTTTACTCATATGGAATGATGTAAACGAAATAAAATCTGATGTAAAGTTATTAATGGCTCAGTCTAATATAGACAAGACCAGGATTGATAATTTAGAGCGTCAGATGTTTAAAACTGCAAGTGTTCCAGAAGAACCTACTAAACAACTTATTGATTTTCAACAAGTTCTAGCTGTTCTGCCTGATAACAAAACGTTAAAAGGTAAATATTATAAAACAATTAAGTATGACTTTTAAACAATGGGTTTTAGATCTTTTCAAAGATGAGCGTGGAACCACATCCATTAAACCTGTTGTAGGTTTTATGTGTGCACTGTTTCTATGTGTTACATTAACTGCTAATAGCTTTTCTCATGGTGATATTAAACCTTCAGATGCTTTAGTAGAGTCAGTAATGTACATCTGCATAGCAGCATTAATTGGTGACACTGGAGATAAGTTCTCATTTAAAAAGAAAGTAGATGAATAAAATATATTTTTTCATTATAGGTGTACTAGTAGTCTTTGTTCTTTTACAGAATAAAGGTTGTATAGGTGGAGCTAGTCATCAAGGGTCTGATACTCTTGTAGTACATGATACTACTTGGTCAGTTCATGATAGCTTAATCTTTGCTAAACCTAAGCCGGCTAAGATTATACATGATAGCTTATTTATAGAAGGTAAAACTGAATATCTAGCTGATACTAATTATGCAGCTCTAAAGATACAGTTTGATAATCTTGTTAAAAGTTATACAGCATTAGCTATATACATTGACAGTGTAAAGCTAGATACACTAGGTTATGTTTCAGTTACAGATTCTGTAAGAGAAAATAAAATTATAGGTAGATCCTGGCAGTATAATTATAAGATACCGTTTGTTACTAAAACAGTTACGGTTACTAATTATGCTAAACCAAAGAATCAGTTATACGTAGGTGGTGGTGTTAATACAACACAAACATTAGGATTACATTCTGCAGAAGCAGGATTAATATTAAAAACTAAATCAGACAAGATCTATGGTTTAAAAGCCGGATCTGATGTCAATGGTAATATATCTTATGGTTTCCAGACATACTGGAAGATTGGTAAAAAAACAAAATAATATGAAAAAGATTATTGAATTAGTTAAGAAGTTATTATTTGGTAGCAAGGTTGAGAAAGCAGTAGCTGCAGCTCAAGTTGCTAACGAAGTTAAGAAAACATCAGTAAAGATTAAGTCTGGTACTGCTAGTAAGAAGAAGAAGTAATAAACACACTATACATATGAATTTAGAAAAGCTTAGGGGGCATGTTCCGGATACTGTAATTGCACAGATCCCGGCTGTCATAGATACGTTTGGTGTAAATACGTCTTTACGTCTTGCACATTTTTTAGCACAGTGTGGTCATGAATCTGGTGGATTCAGACTTACTCAAGAAAACCTTAACTACTCAGCTAAAGGTCTTATGGGTATTTTTAAGAAATACTTTCCTACTCAAGCATTAGCTGATGCTTACGCTCGTAAACCAGAAAAGATTGCTAACCGTGTATACGGTGGTAGAATGGGTAATGGATTAGAAGCTTCAGGTGAAGGTTATAAATTCCGTGGAAGAGGTTATATTCAGTTAACTGGTAAACAAAACTACACTGCATTTGATCTAGCCGTAGAAGATGATATTCTTGCTAATCCAGACTTAGTTTCTTCTAAGCATGCGTTAGCTTCTGCAGCATGGTTCTGGAAAAAGAATGGTTTAAATCTAATTGCAGATACAGGATCTAGTTCTGAAGTAGTAACTAAAATAACTAAAAGAGTTAATGGCGGTACTATAGGTTTACCTGATCGTATCAAACACTTTCAAGAATATCATGCATTACTTGCATAAAACCAACAAATAATGGCTAAAACTAAAGTTGGTGACTCAAGAAAAGTCACTTTTGGAAAAAGAAAAGGTGGACGTTTACGTAAAAGTAATGGTCCTAAAGCTAAAAAAGTTAGTAAATATAGAGGGCAGGGTAGATAATACTACTAAGCTCTCTAATAAATATATAGAGATATGAGAGCACTCGTTATTAATTACAGCCAAAAGTTATTTGACCTAATAGGTAAAGCTTTTTTAGTCTTTGTAGGACTATGGCTAGCATTTGCATTAACCTTTGAGGGTTATATGGTGTACCTGCACTTTTCAGGACAAGTAGAAAAGACTATGGCCATTTCTAACTGGTTTAGTTGGACATTTGATGGAACCTTTAAAGACAGTCCAGGTAATATTTGGTATGAAGAACCTAAAAAGATAGATATATCATCTGTAACTAATAAAGTTGTTGTAGGTTCTTTAGCTGGTAATCGTAATCTAGAGTTTGGTCTAAAGAATATATTAGAAGAAGTAGTTCAAGAAAAAGAATATGAACTAGATAAAGCTTCTAATTTAAAAATTACAGCAGAAATTATATATCTAGATGTATTAAAAACACAATCTAGTTTTTCAGTATTACATAATAATAAAGAGTCAGTTGTTATTAGACTTAGAGGATACCTATACAAAGATGGTAAACTTGAGAAGAAAGTAACTGTTGAGGAATCTGCTGATGAGGTAAGTATGTCCGCTCTTCTTGTAGATGAGGGAGGTAAGTTTAACCAACAAAATTTAAGTTCAGCTCTAAAGAAAGCTTCTGTTTCATTGGTAAATAAACTATTATAATGAGAAAATTTATTACGACATTTTTTACGACACTTTTAGTACTTATTGCGACATTTTCGTATAGTCAACAAAAGTTCAAAGCTGCTACTTATGTAGGTGGGTCTTCTCTTAATAGAGGAGACGTTTTTGATTATGTGATTTATGGTAATGGTATGAACAATGCCACTACTCGTCAGTTATTATTTGATGTACAATATGACAGAGATGTTTTTGAGTTAGTATCTGTTAATCACACAGGTACAGGTGGAAACGGTGGTATTTTACCTCAGAACTCTACTATTAACCTTTCTTATTATAACTATCCTGGTTATAATTTTATTCCTGTAGCAACAGGTAATGCAGCTAATACTACTACTAATGGTACTACTAACTATCAATACGCTAATTATAACTATGGTACAACTAATCCATATGCTATTTTAAGAACTACGCTTACTTGGTCTACTACATCAGCTATGCCTTATAGTGGTTATAGTGATTTTATTAAGATTAAGTTTAGACTTAAAGCTGCTTCCACTGCATACACTTTTAATCCTATTAAGTTAAACTTTGTTGCTGGATGGAACGGATCTGGTCAATATGATAATACTACAATGGAAAATCCATTATCTACAGCAGTTATCATGAACCAAAACTATGGTAAGTATGTAACAGCTAAAGTAGATTTAAATACTAACTTGTATAGCATATCTAATGTAAAAGTATCATTTAGAGATACTCTTACTAATACAGGAGTGATGTTCCCTGTTACGTCTACAGGTGAAGTTGATATCAATCAAGCTTCTTTATCTGCTGATAAAGTGTATGAGGTTACTGTAATGCATGAGTTAGATAAATTGTATACTATGTATAGTAATGCAATCACTATATCTGATTTTACTACAGCTCAAGGTGAATTTACATCTATGGGACTGGACGGATCTAACGGTCAGAGTATTAAAACTGGACAGTCATTATACGCTGCAGATATTAATCGTAGTAGAACAATAGATGGTGGTGATCTTCCTAAACTTCTTGCACAAGTGGCGGGTTTAGATACGCTAATGATGTTACCTAGTACTTACACTTCAGGTAGCGGTGGTTATATGAGTCTTCCTACATGGAAAGCATCTGATGTTACAACTATTGCAGGTCAAGCAGAATGGGGATATGTAACTCCTGGTTCTACATCAAGTACATTACGTATTGATATGAGAGAATTTCCTAGTAGTTCAGTAGCTAGCACTGTTAAAAGTGTTCAGTTATTTGATATATACACTGGACCAGTTGAATATGTATCTAATGATGGTACTTGGGCCCAATACACTGTACCTTCAACACTTATTAAAGCTAAAGACGGTACTTCGTTATATGTAAGTTCTATACGTGATATTAATGGTCAAGGTGTGGATTATGCTTTAAAAGCAGAATTTGAATTTGATGTAGATGTTAACCATTCATGGGGGACCATCACTGCAGCTAACTGGAAGAATATTACTTATCCTAAGACTTATTTTAAAACAGGTACTCTTGGTACTAATGCCTTCTTAGACCTTAAATATCTTTTATGGGGTGATGTAAACAGATCTCACTCTTCGCAGGTAGTTACAAGCTCTGCAGGTACAGCAACTGTACAAACAAATGCTGTAAATAGCTTAGCTACTAACTCAGCATTTAAAACTATGTCTATACAAGCACAGTCTACAGGAACTTCAATGAATTCTACGGCTGATATTAGTTATATTGATGTAAACTTAAATAACTTAACAGTTACTTCTAATACAATTGAGATTCCAGTAAATATAGATGCTAAAACTTCTAGTGTTTCTGGTTTACAGTTTGAATTTACATTTGATCCAGCTAAAATAAAATTTGAAGAGCTTACAAGTAATGTACCAAACACTTGGTATGTATTTGCTAGTTCTAAAGATGGACGTGTAAAGTTTGGAGGTTTAGATAAGAATAACTCTGAGTTTATTAAAGGAACTAACACTCCATTTAAACTTAAGTTTAGCACAATTGGTGAAGGTGTAAACATTGTTACATCTGTAAAAGTTTCACCTCTTATGGATGCTGCAGATTCTAAAGGAAATCAGTTAGGAATAAATCTTAACTCTACACAAATTAAGTTAACCGGTTATAACAATTTTTAAAATGAAAGAAACTAGTAAACTATTAGTGGTATATCTTCTTATTATAGTGACAGTCATTTTATATGCTTGTACTAAAATAGATATCCCAGCTCCAGAACCTATTAATTTAGGTGTTAAATCCGAGTCTACGGCTATCAAGTCTATCACTCAAGTGGGTAACAGCATTACAGCTGAGTTTGAGACAACAGTTGGAGCTAAATATTCTGTACAGATTGTACCATTTGGTAAAGAAGACCCAGTTAAGAAAGAGGGTTTTACTGCTACAGAAGAATTAACTAAAAAAGTATATGATCTATCTGGCTTGACTAAGCAAGATTATGATCTTATCTTTATAGATATAAAAGGTAAAGAAGTTAAACATCCAATAATTATAAAATAACATATTATGTCAGAAGAAAAAGAAGAGTCAACCGGCTCAAGTTTAAAAAAAACAATATTAGGTACTATAGCTACAGTTGTAACAGCTGGTGGGGCATGGTTAGGTTCAACCTTATTTGGTGGAGGAGAAGATAAAGCAGCTGCTCCAGCTCCTGCTCCAGTTATTAACATCACTAACTCTAATCAGCAGTCTCAAGCTGCTGGAGGTAAAACTGTTATTATTAATCAGAAAGCTGCAGATCCTAAACCTGTGGCTCCTGTTAAAAAGAAAGAAGGTGATGAGTTTAAAGAAGAAGCTCCAAAGTGGTAATCAATTAATATAAATATATGCAAAACAACACAGAATCTGGTGGATTTAAACAACTGTTAGGAGAAATGATGCAAAGACGCTGGTTTATTACAGCGTTAGTATTAGGTTCTTTTATGCTTATTATAGCAGGTATTTTTACTGCTATTACATACGGTACTGCTATTGCAGGAGAATGGAAAGAGTTATTATTATTGTTACTAGGAGCTTTTATTGGCTCTTATGGTAAAATTATTGATTATTGGTTCTCTGATACAGATAAAGATAAAATGTTAGTACAGAAAATGGATGAAGAAGATGGTGTAACTCTATCTCATACAAACGATATGAAAGAGTCTCCTAAAGATCATACACCTTTAGTAGATCCTGCATTTTTAGCTGCTGCTGATAGAGCTAATGCTCAATCACAAGCTTCTAAAGCTGAAGTTAAAGCAGAACAACCAATTGCTGTACCAGTTAAGAAAGGTGTAGAAATTGATGAAGACGGTGACGGTACAATGGACGGTCTAGACTTTGATGGTGATGGTAAGATTGATGAATATTTTGCACATCGTCAGTGTGAACACGTTTGGGGTGACGCTGATGGAGACGGTGAATTAGAATGTCTTAAGTGTGGCAAGATAAAAGATATTGTTTAACTTAATTAACTCCCATGGATCCTGATGAACAAAAGAAACAGACTACGGAGCGTGAATTCTCTCAAAGATATCAGCTTAATGCTGGCAATGTTCTTCCTACCTTTAGGATACGATCTTTTATTCAAGACTCTCTTAAATATTACTGGGAGCTTCTGGGCTACAGATATCATATTCTACTGCTTGTCAGGGGTCTTTTGGCTGCTATATTGGTTACTTACCAAATACTCTACTAAATTAAAAACATGATTAATAAATATTTTGTTTGGTTTGTGTTTCTATCCAGTATGCTCTTAATAGGGCATACTGGTTTTTCACAAATAGCTAAGACTACCACTGAGAATTATAAAGCTAGTTTTGAAAAAGCTATAGACATTAGTCAGTTTATGGATTATGAAGGTGTGCAAATACCTATACAAATTCTTAAGTGTGGTATATCAGATGAGATGTACGAACAATACCCTGAGCTTAAAGAAAAGCGTGTAGGTCTTGGCGTAGCTAACATATCTATGGAATATTTAGAGAACCTTAATAGGTTCAAGTTTACTGAGGATAAAACAGAGATTAAAAACCGTATGGTGAAGCAGTTTCAAGCTTCCGCTGCCGGGATATCTGAGAATAAACTAGATGGTCGTGGTAAGATTAATCTAGCTAAGTACTTTGTTACTATAGAATGCTATGATTACTCTATATCAGAAGACGAATCTGTGTATATAAAGGGGGATACAAAACAGTTGATGGTTACTCGTATCGGTTTGCAAGTGAGATTCACTGACGCTGAAACGGGTACCATTATATCTGGTTCTGGATTGGGTGAAGCTAAAAGTACTAAAGAAACATCAGGATTATCTGACGCTAGTTTAGACCCTGTAAAATTTAATCAATCTACTATTTCTATTGCTACGAAAAAAGCTCTAGATATAGCATGTGCTCGTATTTTAGATAGAATGGTGAAGAAAGCAATCTTCACTAAATGATGAAACGGTTTATATTTTTACTATTTTTAGTAGTAATCCTACCATTTTATGGATACTCTCAAACTCTTGTACAGACATTTGTTGACCCTTGTACAAAAGTGGTCTCTACGTTTGTTATCCCTATCACTGGTAGTACTGTTATTGTTTTTTACAATAAGTCTAGAGTCTTTACGTCTGCTGATGTTAGGAGCGGGGCTTTTAATAGTTGGCTCAATCAAGTTTATGAAGATTATAGAAAGTTATCTCCCTGTTCTGTTGCTCAAGCTACAGCTACTAGTACTCAGATTACAGCCAGTGCTGTTTCTGCTGCAGTAAGTGCTGCAGCCTCTGCGGCTGCTTCTACGGCAGCTTCTTCTGCTGCGGCTAGTGCAGCTTCATCAGCAGCAAGTTCAGCCGCCTCATCAGCTTCTAGTAGTGCTGCTTCATCTGCAAGTTCTTCTGCGTCTTCCTCAGCTAGTAGCTCTGCTTCTAGTTCAAGCAATTCTCAAGGATCGAGCTCAGAGTCTAGCAGTAGTAGCTCTAGCGGGGAAAGTTCTTCTTCATCATCAGATTCTAAATCAGAGTCTTCATCAAGTAGCTCAGAATCTAAGTCTGAGTCTAAATCTGAATCAAAAAGTTCATCATCTAAATCTGGGGGATCTAAATCTAAAGCTGCCGCTAAGGGACCTGCTAAAGTAAATCCTATATTATTTAACTCTGACTTTACTGGTGGGCAAAGTCTAGATAATAGTTTCAGTATTATTATGACCGGTGGGATATCACAGTCTTCTATGACTGGACAATCTTCCTGGGGAGTAACCGGTATGGTGTGGAGCAATCTACAACAGTTTGCTATTAGTTCTAGATATACTTTAATGCATTTTGATGAAGGTAAACTCCAAGGTATATCTAACTTTGGTTTTACAGCAGCTTATGCTTTCGGTACAAAGTTTGGTTTTGGTACATATGCTTACATAAAACCATTAGGAAAATGGGGTGTAACTGGTGTCAATTACACTTTGAGTTTTGCTGAAGCAGCGTACCAGCCGGACCCAATGATAGATGCATCTAGTCAAATTAGTTTAACTAGTTCTATTTTATTATTCTACACTAAACCATTTACACTAAGTAAACGGTTATCTATATCTCCTGATATATATTTATCAGGTAGTCCTTTAATATATCTTACTAAAGAAGGTAGTTTTACTGAGTCTTCAGATATGGGTATACTTACAGGTTTTGGTTTTGATTACTCTTTTACTAAGAGATTTAAGTTAAACATAGGACTCAAGACTAGTATTTCTACTAATCCCGAGGTTCCCATGTTATATTTTGCTGTTATAGGATCTAAGATTAACCTATAACTTCACCTTTTTTATCTACTTTATAGATTTTACTACCATCAAAGACTACTGCTTGACCTGCATCAGAGTATTGTTGCATAACTGATTCATTAAAGTAATCAAATCTAGCACCGTTAATACCTATAAAGAAAGCTTTGTCGGAATATATACGACATCTGTCTTCAGCATCTGTCACTACTAATGCATTAGTACTATGTTGATTGATATGTTCAACCACATTGTTTATGCACGTACCGCCTGATGTACCTAAAGCAGCTATTGTAAATATATCTGTTTTTAAACTTCTTACACGATCATTAAATACGTAGATTTTATTTAACAAATCTAGTTCTTGTAACTTAAGTGCAAAAGCTTTACAGAAATCTAGCTTATCTATATTATTTCCATCTTTATCTTTTACTCCACAGTTACCAGACATTGATCCTGAAATGTCTATGTATATATCAATCTTACCTATAGCTTTAGTGTCTTTAATAATGATATCTTCTATCATTACTTTTCTAAGCTTTGGATGTAAGAATACATAATCATCTAACGCTGATATATTATCAGAATTAAATAAGTCTTCATATATAGTCTCTTTTTTAGCACTAAAGTATGACGTGGATTTGTCCATAAGTTTTTTAATCTTTTCTTTTAATGAACCTAAAGAGAGATTAATACGTCTAATGTCTTCAGCCACCTGTTTTAGATACTCAGGTCCTATTTTAGAAGCTCCACCGCCATCTTTTATGTTTTCAAACAAGCTATCTTGTATATCTTTAGGCATACTTTCATCCAAAGATTTACATGTTTCTGTTGCATCTTTTACAGCATCATCTAACATATTTTTAGATAGTTTATTATCAAGCATGTCTTTCATTAATTTATCTAAGTCTTCATTATCAAACTCAGAACTACCATTAAGACCATTCATTATTTGTTTTGCTGCATCTGGATCTACATATTCCATCATAGTTAGCTGCATAGCAAAATATCTCATTAAGTTTCTTGCAAAAATTGAAGACTTAAGATTACTTGTTTCTGTCATAATTTTAGAAACAGGATTGTTAGCTCTTTCTAAAAATTTGTACTGACCGTAATTTTTATCTGTACGCTCTTCAAAGTCTAGTCTATCCATTTTATGATAGAACATCTTAAAGATGTCATTCTTAAGATGTTTAGGAAACTTATTATAAGTTTCTATTAATTTCTCAGAAAATGCACGGAAATCAGGCTTTCTATCGTCAGATATTTTATTAAAACTAGCACTTCTTTGAAATTTATTATAGTCGGTATTAACTCCTTGTGGATCATTAATATGAGCTCTTACTATTGAGCTAAGTTTATCTTCATCTATATAATGCATGTGAGGTTTGATAAGATCTCCTTTTTTATAGAAGTTAAGCTTACCAAATAATCCTTCTGTATCTTTATAGTGAGATTGTATCTCTCCTTTCTTTACTTTTTCTAGGATGGTATAAACATTCTTATACTGCTTTCCTGTACTGAGACTTTTCAGTGCCATGTTAATTTATTTTAAGGATTATAAATTAAAAAAGCTCACCAGCAGATGAACAAAATAAGTCCATCTTGCTAGTGAGTTCATTGTATTTATATAAATTTGAATCTTTCCAATAAAAGTTATTGGCTATCAATCTATAACCCTGTGTTAAAAAGCTTGAACAGAGGCTTGTTCTACTTCAGATTCAGACATCATAGCTTCAAAGTCTTCTGAACCTTGGTTATCTACACGAGCAGGGTGATTCTGTAATATATACTGCATAGAAAGTTCTATTTCTTCTACTTGTCCTTCATCCATGATACCACGAGAAGTGTAAGTATTGATTAAGCTCTCTATTTCAGCAATAGCTAATTCTAACTGCTCATTAGAACTGTGAGAATGTAACATTTCCACTTTGCTCATAACAGCTTTAACTTCTGGAGACATCAACTTGTTCTGTAATTCAGAACCTGCTGATTGTCCAATCATAATTTGTGCTGTTTTCACAAGTGCTTTATCTATACTAATGTCCCAGATGTATGATACCGCTTTAGTTAGACTAGGTACGAAAGTTAACGTACGATCTGAACTGTTTTGGTAACCCACCTCAAGATATTTTTCTAACTTATTAACTGGTACTTCTAAAGACTCTATTTCAGTTTTAGATGGTATACCAATTGTAAACTTTTCTTTGTAGTTACGGGCCCCTTTGTTAAAATACTTAACTAGTTCACCTGCAGATACACGGTTAACAGTATGCTTTAACATAAATCTATCCCAGAAAGGAGATCCAATCTCATCTTTCGGTATTTCATTACATGTAGCAATGAATAACTTCCACTTACATGGGATTTTGTGCTTACCGTTGAATAAGAACTTCTCGTTCATTACACCTAACATAGCATTACGTATAGCTGAAGATGCTTTGTCTACCTCATTAATGATAACAATCTCTGCTTCAGCAATTGGTGTATTAAGATCATAGATATTTTCAGTAAATAACTTACCTAAATCAGGCATACCTTTGATCTCTGATGCTTTAGTACCTTCATCAGTCTCTAATATATAGATTTTATTAGCAAAGTCTTGTGCAGTCATATTACCATCTCTGTTTAACCAAGCTTTTGCATAATCCAATACTGTTTTAGTTTTAGCTACGCCAGGTGCACCTACTAATAAACAGGGTAAACCTGTAGATTCTGCTAGAGCTAGCATTTTAAATACTTCTTCTTTATTGATTAATGATGTATCAATAGTTCTTACTTCCTGCGTAGACTTTTTTGTAATTGATTTTACTTTAGACATTTTTAATGTATTTTTGGGTTGTGTGTTAAAGGTTTGCAAATGCTGCGAGGTCGGATTCTGCACCACTCTCTGCTGTGATTCTAATAGCAGTCTGGTTGTTACCTTGAGATATGACGCTTGTATCCGTAGATCTTGTGTCCCCGATATTAGTCTTTGGTAAGCTTTCCAAATTGATCTCATCTCGTCTGACACTAGTGTCATTGGTGGTTGTTCCTGCATTATTATTATTTTTTGTATCATCAATTACAGTAAATACTGTAACTGTAGTTTCTGCATCCTTTAAAGCAGGATGTTTACGGATCATAGCGATCTGTTGCTCTTTTGCATTGTACTTATCTTGGATACTTCCATATCCTAAGTCGTCTTTCTTTAACCAGGTTAGACCATTGTCTAAATCCTCTAGAATTTGAGATACATAGATCTCTACTTTGTTGATTGCCATAATTGTGTATTTAAAATTTTACCAGTTAATTGTAAATTCAGGACCATTATTACCTTTAATGATCTCATTAGCTTTGTTGAATACATCACCACAATCCCATACTGTTTTAGTATAAGCTGCAGAAGCTGGATGAGAAGCTTTAAGTATATAATGATTCTGTCCGATGAAAGGTTCTAGTTCTTGAGCTTGCTTACCTAAAAGCATAAAGATCAAACCAGAACTTGTTAAGTTGAGCATATCTAATACATACATTGTAAAGTCATGCCATAGATTTACGTGAGATCCAATCTTATCTACCTCGCAGGTAAGAGCTGTATTTAATAACAGTACGCCCTGGTTAGCCCAGCGTGCAAGATTAGGATCTTGATACGTAGGAAACTCTTGGTAAACTGTTTGTTCTATAGCTTCAAACATGTTACGCAAACTTGGTTGAGGTTTTCCAGTGATACCACAAGAAAATGCCATACCGTCTGCTACACCAAACTGTGGATAAGGGTCTTGTCCTATTACAACAATCTTAAGATCGTTTAACGGACAGTTTTGAAATGCATTAAATACATGCTTAAGAGGAGGAGTAAAGCGTTTACCGTCTTCTCTTTGTTTATATAGGGTTTCTAGTATATTATCAAAATCACTAGATTGTATAAAACTTTTAAACTTATCTGCCCAACCTGACGGTTTTAGACGCTCAATAAGCTTACATTTTATTTCTTCAAGATTTATCGTCTCAGTCATAAAAATTTATTAAATTTGTAGAATAAATCTACATTATGGAAAAAATGAAAATATTAAAGAGTGATGCTATTATACATCTCCCTATCGGTACAGCTTTTTATTTAAAGCTAAAAGACCTTCTTGTATATCTTACAGAAGACAAGACTGATGAACAAATTAAAGAATTTGAAACTGCTATTATTGAAAAGAAAGAGATCACAGAAGACTGGATGGCTCACTTATTCACTGTAGTGTTATTGATCAGAGCTCTTGAAGATAAAGCTGAAACTGATGGACAGTTAGAAGAGAAAGAAATTACCCTACCGGAAAATTAATTTCTTCACCTATTTCCATAGCTGCTTGTATAGCTAACGATAAGTCTTCTTTAGAACACTCACCAAAGCTTTTAGCTAAAAAGTATTCTCTACCTGCTACTTCTCTAGATATACAAAGACCAGCACGATCTTTAATAAGAATTTTCATATTCTCTGCAGTCTCACCAATATGATTGGCAAGCTGTCTAATTATTACATGAAGTTTGGCTAGCTGTGGAAGCGTGCCATCATCATGAGTCATTTCGTAAAAACATTCTACTATCATACCATCTGGTACATCTGAAGCATAATATTCAAACTGTTTAGATTGGGCAAGACTAGAAAACTCTAGTCTCCCATTCTTTTTTATAAGTTTACCTATAAAAGATTGATTCATCTGTTTCAATTTTTACATCAAAGTGTTTCACTTTAGCAGGATCTAAATCTTTAAGAGCTTCTGTAACCCAACGTTCATCTACACTGTTTTTATAACATAGTATGTGTATAATAGATGTATCATTAGGATTAAGTCTTAGTAATCTACCTATACGTTGATTGCTTTTACGCTCGTTACCATAAGCATGCATAATTATGCCGGCTCTAAGATTAGGTATATTTACACCCTCATTAAGTTGAAGAACACATGAAAGTTTATCTATCTCATCGTTTTTAAATCTAAGAAGATTGTCTTCAGCATCTGGATTAGTAGAATGATATGAATCTTTACAAATTCTATCTGCTTGAGCTTGTGTATTACAAAATACAATACACTTCTCTTCTATATCTTGCATCAGCTGTTTAGCATAAGTCTCTTTAGTTTGAAAATCCATAAGAGTACGCATTCTCATTACAGAAGCTATTTGTTCCATCTTTTTACTCTGTGCTTCCATTAGACGTTTAGTCCAATATTCATAGTTCTTTTGCTCAGAGGTATAAAACTGTTTGTCTTTCATATTTACTGCTATTGTGTTATCAGTAGATAAAGAAAGCTTATGAACTATAATTCTGTAATCATTAAGAATGTTATCGTCAATAGCATCATCTGTAATGTATTTATACATCATAGGACAATATGTACTTACCATCTTACCTTTTTCAGATTGTAAGTGTCTAGGCGGTGTACCAGTTAAACCAAGTATTCTACCTTTATATCGGTTAAGAAATAAAGTGTGATTAATTAGTAAACTGTGACACTCATCCATTATAACTATATCATAAATAAATGGATCACATTTATTTAATGATAAGTAAGTGGTAAATTCAACATTATCAAGTGAAATATTAAACTTAACAGAGTCGTCTTTCCAGCTATCAAAAATAGAAAGCTTTGGTGCTACTACTAACACTTTAAGCTTATTCATGTTTGCTTTCTGAAAAAAATCTATATATTTCAAACCTATTAAGGTTTTACCAACACCCATTGATATAGCTAGACCTGAACGTTTATGTTTGGTAACTATATCAAGAGCTTCTTGTTGGATTTCTTCTCTTTTACTCATTCATTTCGTATTCAGCGTAGCAAAAGTTTGCACACAGTGTAATGATTCTTAAATTTTTACTACAGTCTGCATCTGCATTACTAATAGCATCTTTTAAATTGTTAGCCACTACTGATTGTACAAAGCTACCACCTTGTAAGACGTTATCTCTTGTCATCATTGCTGATATCATAACGTCAATTACGTGTTCAGATACTTCTACTCCATATCTGTTAGCAAAATGGACTGCTGCCATTCTGTATTTGTTTCTAGTTTCTTCCCAATTTGTTTCCATATTATAATCGGTTTTCTGATAAATTAAGTTCTTTAGCTGCATCTGGATGAAGCTCTATCCATGTGTGACAGTTCCTGCAGACAGGTAACCATGTAGCAATACGTAGATAATTTTCACCTCTACCTGCTTTATGATGTACTTCTGTAGCATTGCTTGTACAGCCAGATAGTTTAGCCTTACATAAAGTATTTACTGTAAGGTATGCAGTACGTATCTTTGAATACTGATCTACAGTTTCCTTCATCTTTTTAGACATAGGAGCTATAGACTTTGGTTTCTCAATATCATACCAGCATTCCTTACAGTATTTTTCTTTACCGTGAGACTTCCATATGTGTTTAGACTTGTTACAGCCGGCACACATCTTAAGTTTCGCTTGTATCATCCTCTTTACTATTTTGTGTTGAATGTGTTTTTTTCTTGAATATTACACTGTCAGTTACGGGTTTACCTAAAATATTAATAGGTTGTGTAATTCTTACAGCTTCAATAAAACTACCTCCATCTAGCACTCTATCTAATAAGAGTTTATCTAGATCGTTTTCTGGTATCAACACTAACTGTGCTGTACCGTTAATTACAAATGTACATTGCATAATGCTCTAAGTTAAGTTAAAAAAGTTACTTGGCAAAAGTTTAAATTCAACAAGTTTACGTGCTATCACATCATCTGATAACCGCTCACCTGGATTAGAAAATTGGTATTCTGAACTTGTAATTTTTACAAATTCTTTTACAACATCTGATCTATGAAATAACTTAAGCAAGAAATTGTCTATACGCTGATTCATAATGTCATCTTTCCAACGAGCTAAAAACCTTTGTACTCTATGGTAGTTTTTTTGTATGAAATGCTTTTTAGTAGGTGTAAAAGCTTTTACCTCTTCTGCAGAGTATATGGCAAACCCGTATAAGGCTTCATCATATATCCTTCTTTGAGTGGAGTTAAACACTACTGCTTCAATCTGTTGATACTTTGTGGTACCATACAGCTGAATTTGTTTTACGTACTGGCTATCATAAGGTATAAACCTATGTTTATTAACGTCTCTAAAACATATAACTATGCCTTTAGAGTTTGCAGATACGGTTTTGTTCTGATTATTGTGCATATAGCTGGATTTATGTAATGGAATAGATAAAAAATGGGAGCTCAGATTTCTCCAAGCTCCCTGGGGGTTTATAACACACTATGCAATTATAGTTCTGCTTGTAATTCCTTTAAACGAGACTTATTTAAAGAACCAATTGCACGTTGTGCAGATTGTACTTCTTTAATTTCTTCTGCATTAGTATGCATAATAAGCTCGTCTTGAGCGTTTACATTAGGTGTAAAGAACGTCTGACGATAAATTGCTTGATCATCTACACGGCAAATTACACCTGTATCACCAGCTATCTTGATATCTCTATCAGGATTTTCTGGGTTAAATGGATCGTGAGACTCTACCACAATGATTTTACCTGTGATTTCCTCTCCGTCTTTGTAGTTAGAAGCTACTAAGTCTTCTACCTTACCTTTAATTAACGCTGATCTTTTAGCGTTACGTAACCAACCACGGTCATTAATGACACGGGCGTTCTGTTCTACTCTAATCCAGCCATATTCTGGATTGTTTGGTGAAATACCAATTACATTACCGTTTTTGTCGGCTGCTACTGCTACTTTGTTCATAATAATAATTATTAAATTATAAATAAAAAAAGCTCCAGGGTTAGCTGGAGCTTAGGTTTAAAAAGTTTAGACTAATTTAGTCTTCTTCAATTTGAAAATCAATATCTGGAGCGTTCAGTTTTTCTGAAACGGTTATATCAGTAAGTTCTTTAATAGTATCTGGTATATCTTCTGATCTAGAGTTATCTGCTTTACTTAATATTGAGCCAAACCATGGGTTTTCTAATACTTCACCATAGTTATAAGCTACTAAATAATCTAATTCTTCATCGGACATCTCAAAATACTGCTCAGTACTCATCTCTATTACTTTTCCATTTGGCAACTGGTAGAGCATATTTGGGGCTTTATGTATTTATAAAGCTAGTATATGTCTCTTAATCTACAAATACCTATTCTATTTTCTTTGGATAATAGAGCTATAACTTGTCTTTCTTAGTACTTAAATGCAATCTTTTCTTCCAATATGCATTAGTTTTGTCTATATGCTCTTGTCTTTCTTGTAGTTTGATTTTAAGTTCTACGATTTCTTTCTCTAACTCTTGTATCTTATTTTTACCAAATAAAGATGTGAACCAATTAATCATAAGTTATATTAATGTGAGAGGATAACCCTCTCGGTTAAAAATTATTGTTTAGTAAACTTTTGATAAAGCTTCCCAAACCTTCCTCCAGATGCACTATAAGGTGCTTCTAACTCAGGAAGCTTTTCCAACTCTATAATATCTATTAAATCACCTTCCGGTGTAACAGATTTACCATCACGTTTGATCTCAAAGATATTACAAAAAGTCTCTTTACCATCATCAATTGTGATAATAAGAATTTCTTTTTTTATAGGTAGCTTTTTGTAATTATCCACTTCAGGATCAAACTCGTCTTTTTCTGCTGTACGCATCCATGCTTCAGAAGCAAATGCTACAGCTTTAACATCAAACCTTTCTTGAACTTTTATAGATAACTCTGGTATCATTTCATCTACAAACATCTGCTTGCCTTCATCAGAATTAGCTATTTTTTCAGGAAGAGGTATGTGTATAATAGCAGGTTTATTTTCCTTCCTATGGTCACCAAGTATGGTGATTGTAGGTTGTATATTACCTGCACGTAATAATATGCTTTTCATATTATCTAAATACTCATCCTTCATTTCTATAAACTGTTCATCTGTCATATAGTTTTGTTTAGTCCCACCATTCGGCAGAATGTCTTTTAAGAATTTCAAATATTAGATCATCAGCTTTTTCTTGACGTATATGACTCATATAAAATGATATAGAATCTTTATTATTAAGACTCTTATTATTTTTTGCATACTTTTTTATAGCTGTTCGTTTAGCACTAGGATATTTAGCTATATATTCATCAAGTGTATCTGATTCAGGTTCAGAAAATAAATCTTCACCCATAACTATATACTCATATTTTTCCATAGAATAATAGTCACAATGCTTACGTTCTAAAAGATTAAGAACTACAGTCATCCAATAATTATCTCTATCTATGTTTACATGTCTATTAGCTGATACTAAATAAGCTCTTTGAAATTCAATTTTTTTCTGCAGAAGCTTTGTTATAAAGTAATCATCCCAATGTCTGTCTTTCCAAATAATTGGAAACCATTGAATTAGACTGTATATAGATCTAAAGAACTCTTTTATACGCCAATGCATATATCTTTGCCATTTATATCTTGGTACATCCCATGCTGTATCTACAGGAATAGGTAGTTTAGTATACTGTTTCATCATCTAAATGTTTAGCTATTTCTCTAAGAGAAACAACGTGAGTTTTATCTAATATAAATTCATCCCATGCTCCATATCTAGATGTGTATCCAAATATGTATTTAATCCCATATTTCACACGGTACCAAAAGGACCGTCTTACTAGATGTACGTGTACGTATGCTTCTGGAGCAAACATGTCACCGCCTTCATCTAAGTGTATAATCATCTGATGTTCTGAGCTATAACAGCTACAGAGTAATAACATATGCTTGTTATCCATGACTTTAAATTTAAAAAAGATGGTGGAGAAAAAATAAACTCCACCATCTTAAACGCTAGTTACTTTTATCGGGGCACCATTGGAATGATTTACCGTCTGTTTATAAGTGCATTCTACTACTCGGATAATATAAGTAGCTTCCATACGTGGAAATTTCACTAACTACTCCTAGATATCCGGTTTTGTCGTGGCTCTCTACAGTGCAATACTAAGAGGACATTTCACACAGCCGGTTTTATTGCTGTTGACTTCAATCTAGTAATAACATTAAAACTGATATAATCATCTTACGACACCATCCAAGTCATGCTCTGGTTGTTCTGTGTATCAGTTTTAAATATTTTAATGGAAATATACTTTTTTAGGTTCTTTCCAGTTATAGATATCTTGTAAAGTATCCAAATAATCTTCAGTTTTGCTGAAATCATGAATTTCTTTACAACGCTTTGGAAGCTTTCTAAATAGTCTTTCCTGACTAAAGTCTTTGTGGTTCATCATAACAATTACAGATGATACAAAACCTTTACGGTTGTAACTCTTGTAATATATAGACATCTTTCTTAAAGTTTCAGCAATTTCTTTTGCTTTACTAAAACTTTTAACTTTAAATTTACCTGATTTAAATACTTGATCAGCATTACCACCTGCAGCACGTAAATTACTTAACATAAGTATAGCTGTGCTGTGAGGGAATTCTGAATAAGTCGTACAGAAGTTATTATACAATCTGTAATCAATTAAACTTTCATCAGTTGCAAAACTATGTGCATAATCAGCATAGTTCCATTTTGTAGATGTAGCTTGTAATTGAGCTATCTCTGATGTTGTCATGTCTTCGTCATCTATAATAAAGACAACAGGCATTTTTAACTGCACACAAGCTTTTAAGCGGTGCTGTCCATCTAGTACATTCATACTAGAGTCTACTTTGATTGGAATTTTTTGTCCCATTACTTCAAAGCTTTTTACTAATTTGTGAACGTTAGCTTGGTCCACGGGTCTATTATCAGCTCTGTATTTGAACTGAGAATAGTTTTTTGTTTGGAAGATCTTTCCAACTACTTTAGAATCTTTCATTTAAATGAATTTATATGGAATTGTAATTAAATACTGAGCTAAAAGTCTATCTCAGGGACTACATTAATTATCATCAGAACTGCTACTAAGTACATGACCATCTTTCATATGACAGAAATTTATTTTACTAATATGTCGTTTAATTACTCAATGACGGAACCGTTTGCTTTCAACAGAATATAATGTAGGCACCTGAGATCAGACTTTAACATTTAGCTATTACAGCCGACTCTGCCCCGAGGGGTCTTAAGTGTCTACTGCAATCAGCCAATAACATGGCGTAGGGCTCAAGAATTATACTTATAACTAGCGTACTTATACCTAACTATCTGAACTTGGCCCCGTTGCCTTAAAGATCTTTATTTTAGAATAACTGTAAGTTTTGTAACTCTTGGTCCTTGATATATACGTTTAATGATACCTTTTTCTTCTAGAGATTCAAGTGTACGTTTGATTGTTGACGTAGTAACACCACATTCTGATGACATTCTATGTACACTAACTACAAGTTCATTGCTTATAGCGTTAGCGTAAGTACATAAATATGCATATAAACCTTTGTCTCGTAGGGATATATCAGGATCACGCATTACTAAACTAGTAGCTTGCCCAAAACCTTTTTGTATACGAGGATTATTAAACTTCATAAGTGTGGTTGTTAAATATGTTAAAGTTAAAAGAAAGAGGAGAACAGTGCCCTCCTCTTCTAAATACTAACTTTAACCTTCTATGAATCACTACTATCATCATCACCTGAAAATAATCCAGATAAAAGATCACTGATGTCAAAGTCTGAACGGCTAATTTTCTTAGGTATCATACCATTAGTTTTAACAAGATTTAAATACTTGTCAAAGTTATATCCACTTCTTTTAACTAATTTAATACGTTCTGTAAGACTTTCTTTACTGATAATCTCAAAGTTATCGTTATCATCAGATGTTTCACCTGCTTCTTCACGATCTTTTAACTCTTTAAGTTTCATTATACCTTTAAGTATCTGCATTTTGATCTTTTCTTCACGAGACTCTGCTGAATCTTCGTTAAAGTTTCTATATCTAGAGTACACTTCTTTAGCCATTTGCTGGTACATCATAAATATCAGCAATGTATATTCGTACTCTATAGGGTTTGTGATAGTAGCTATTAATCTTTCTAAATCACCTGTAACTGTACGAAATTCTTTAGGAGCGTCTTCTCTATCATCAAATAACTCATCTGCTTGTAAAGAGTTACTAAATGATGTAAAGAATATACGTTCTTTACATATAACTTTAGTTTCTTCACTTATACCCATTGCCAAATGGAAGTCATCTTCCTCATGGTTAAACTTTCTATCTTTTAGTGACATAATGTTAGAAATTTATTTTATCAGCAATATAGTTTACAAATTCTTCTGGTGTTTTAGTATCATCAGACATATAATCTTCTATTAAGATCATATCTTTAATGCTATCTACATAAAATGTAGAGTGGTAGTTAACACTAATTTGTGGTGGTGTGTGATAGTTAGATACGCTTACATCAGATAGTTTATTAGAGTATTGTTCCTCTATTTGCTTTCTAATTACTTGTTTTCTTTCTTCAAGCTCTTCTATTTTACTAATAGTTGTTAATAGCTCTTTATATAATTTAGAAGTTTCTACCTTTTTTACAAGGGTTTCAGAACTTCCTTTGTGGCGAGCTATTAATTCAGCTCTTACTTTCTCTGCTAATGCTTTAGCAATGATTGGTGTCAGTTTTTTTGTTGACATGGTTGGTTTATATTTATAAATGAAAAATTAAAAATAATCAGCTTGACGTACTGATTGTGCTGAAGTTCCCTACATCTATACAGCTAAGCTGTCAGGTTCAGTCAATACTACTCACGGTAATTTTGACTTATAAAGCGTTAGCTAATGCAAAAGACGCTTTGGTATGCCCCCATTACGGCAGCCATCCTACTAGTTCAATTAAGAAGGTTCAGTCTTCATCTGCGGTAGTTCACGGTTGATCAAGTCTAGTGATACAGGTTAGGATATGAACGTACCCATGTTAACTAATGTTAACTTCACCATCTTCTAAGTGTGTAAACATACATACTTAATCTTTTCACCCATTAATACACGTATATTGTCAGATCTTCTATCTGCTAACATAGATACATTAAACTGGGTACACCATTGTTGATATTCCGGTGTTATATTCATTGGCTCTCTACGAGAGGTATATATCATACCTTCCATAATAGGAGGTCTAACAATAAATAGTTTTTCTAATAGTTTTTTCATATACTTTTATTTGTCCATATATTCAAATATATAAACATTATCTACAGTATCATACGCTACCATCATTAATGTGGGATTGTATCTGTCTGTGGATATAGTTTGTTTATTGAATTCTACGGGTAAGTCAATTTTGTTATGATTTTTATTAATAGTACCAGCTGCATATCCTATGAACAAACATAGCATAGCTAATACAATACCTCTTGATGTATTTGTCATACAATAGTTATTTAAAATGATTCAATCATAGGTAGTAATTTCTGAGCTTGCTCATAGTTATCTGCCCATATTTTATAACCTTTAAGTTTCCACATAGATTTACCTGTTGTGGTGTTTATCTCATCTGGTGCAGGATCTAATTTATTCATTGAAATCCAACCATTACTATTAGGAGCACTACGCTCATTAACATCAACATATGATGCTACTAAAGGCTTTCTATCATCCTGTGTATAACCAGCACTGTCGTATTCAGGTTCTTCATCAAGTGAGTATACATTTGGTGTTTCACCCCATACAGACTCATCATTAAGAATACAAACTGGTACCCATACATATCCTGATTGTACACCATTAGGAGTAAAAGACACTATGTTATTCTTTGTAAGAAAGTCTAACATACCTTCATTTTCAGAATAGTCTTTGATAAGCACTTCATTTTCAGCTAGTAATACATGAGTTAGATTAACGGTAGCTACAGCATAGGGTGTATACATAGCCATATCTAAATCTTTTTGTAATAATTGTATTGCTGTACGACCATTGTCGTATTTACTTAAATTGATAACCACAGATACAGTTTCACCTGTAGATGGGCTTTTTAGTTTAAACTCTTTCATAATTAAATGATTTAAATGGATGTGTGAAATAAAATACAAATAGAGCTCCCACGTAGAAACGCAGGAGCTTATATTTACTATACGAAACCATTAAAAGGTCTTTTTACCCTGATTTCTTCTAGAAAAATCTATCTCTATGATTAAACATAGAAATGCAATAAATAAATTTGGTTTGTCATAGCTGATACCAAACAATACTGTGTTTTTAATAAACTTTAGACTGTAGTTTTTGCGTCTAATTAGTGTTTTTTCCATGTGGATTAAATATTTAATGTTTCCAATAATTTACTTTACCAACTACGCAGCGGTATTGCTTTGGTGCGTAATAATGCCTTTCAGCTGAACATGATGATATTATCAATACTAACATTATAGTTACTAAAAACCATATCATTAATACTAATAAGGGATTAGTACTCTTTTTCAATGTATTTGATTTAGTGTAGTTAACAATAATATAGATGTTAGACCCCTTTGACATTATCTCCAGGGCTAACCATCCATACATATCTTAAAAGTGTCTTTTGAAATAATCTCTGTTCCTGCTATAGTATTCTACACAAGGAACTAATGCTATCCACCAACCTATAAAGAGGGTGTAGCAAATAAACCAGTTTGCATTACCAGTTACTTCAGAGTAACTTTGGTTCCATAACGTACCTATTAAGCTTAATAATAGGAAGAAAAACATATGTGTAAACACATATATTAAAAATAGAGTGATCGTTTTCATTTGGATGTTAATTTAATTTTACCAATAATTGTTGTGTTGTTAGTACTTTTACCACATCCACAACCACATGCCCAACCAAAGTTTTTAAGGACACGTTTGTTGCTAACGTAGTGATATTCATACTCTTCATAGTCATAAGAAGGACCATTACGATACGTAAGGTATTGTGTGTTCTTATGCTTGACATAATGAGTAGCTTTCGCAAGTGTATTAAATACTATCATATATAAAATAAATGTAAAGGATTAAGAGAGACTCAATGTTCTCTCCGTCACTCCTTTGGGTGAAACATATACAACTGTAAAGGAGCTGATATGAGACTGTAGGCTAGGTGTATGGTTTCCTTTACCTCCATACAAGATACCTGATAAGCAGATACTGCTGCTCGTTCAGTGTGGTTATTGTAGTCCACCAACTAATAGGTTCAAATATAGGTTTTAAGCTTCTACCTATAAAGCCTCTGATCAGTGAAGTAGACCAGATAAACTCCTGTTTCATGAGCTCATATTTGACCCCTATAGTATAGATATATATAAATACTATTTAACTACTATACAGAAGGGTGCAAAAATGAGCTGTCTAATCACACCAGCTGCGGCTGCAAACTGGACATGAAATGATATGTGAGGAAGATGATATTCTAAATGCTTGATCATCTCCGTACTTTTCTACTAACATTTCAGATAAGGACTGAAGCTTACCGTATCTGTCATCTCTTACCCAACCATATGTATGGTTACAAGATGAGGATGCAAAGAACGGTAGTTTGTTAGTGTTACAATAGATCCTTTGATTGTCGTAATGAACGTTATCCATACACATAGAAGTTTATAGCTATTTAATCCGCTTAACGGTTGGTATAAATAGCAGGTGAGGAATACATAAAGAAAGAGCGTGACAGTTGCCTACCACACTCTATCTCTCTGATAATCAATCAGTTAGTACATAATTATTACTACAACTGCAGACACACCGCTAACGCTTGATAACAAACGTGCTGTTAGGTGTGTATACTTACTAGTGATGTACATGTACCATTGTCTGAAGTCTTCGTATGTACGGAACTTCAGGGTTTTAGAATGCTTTAGCATAATACTAAATTTAGTGATGGATGAATACACAGTGTTTATGGTTACATACACAGTGGTTAGAGATAGTAACGTACATGGTAACGTACATGCAGCTAGAAATTAAGCTGCATGTACTACCAATGTCCAACCCTTTACAGGGTTCCTGCTTATGCAGGATTGCACCAATAAAGGTTGCCTTCAATTTGAGAGTCAGATAATACTACAGGTACTGTATCACCTTTAGTGTATCCAATCTCTTCAGGGTTTTCACAAGCAAAGAAGCCGAATTTAAGGTCAGCTACTTGTGTACTCATCATACGTTTCTTACCGTTCAAGGTTACCTCTTTAGTAGTTAGTTTGTTGTTTACTACTACGATACCTTTGTCTGTGTTTTTTACAAAATACATTGCCATGATTATGGATTTAAATGTGGATATAAATACCGGGTAGACCCGGGCTAATGATAAGAGGGGGAGCCGATGGTTAGTAGGTCATCTCATCCTCTAGCATAGAGGGGGGCTATACCAGTAGAAAAGTAATAGGGGGGTTTGTTAACACATGTTGAAAAATATAATATTGAAATGAAATTATATAATATTAAATTTGTTAAGTTTAAACTTATTAGGTATATTATAGTATAGACCAAACTAATAACCAATGATACATAAATGCAACATTCACTGCCATACAGTGGATATAGACAAAGCTGAGATGATGGGACTAGATGACAAAGGTAGATGGATGGCATTTGCTTTTGACATAGACTGCGTAATAGCATGTAAGCTTACATCAGATGATGAAGAAATGTTAGTGAATGGGTGTACCACTATATTCACAGAATATGGGGATACGTATATTATAGATACGCCCTATGTAGAATTCCAAGATTTATATATAAAGTATAATGAGAGTCTTTACTCTTCAGGCACTGAATCTGATGCTGAAGAAAAGGATGAACTAGATTTTTAATTTTTAAATAAAACCAACATGTCAGAAAACCAAATTACAGAGGAACAACAAGTTCCCACCAAAGAAGAGTTAATTAACTTCTTTAAAGAACAGATTGAAGTTAAGAAGGTACAATTAGAACTTCAAGAGCTTAACACTAATTTAGCTGTAGCTAAAGCAGAAGAATTAAAAGCTTTAGGATTTATTGCTCAGATGACTACACAACCGGGTCAGAAGTCTGCACAACCAGAAGGGCAACCTCATACACTTACACAAGAAGATTTAGATAATAATCCAGATCTTGCTAGTGGTGGGTTTATGGTTGGAGATGATATTATGATTCCTACGCAGCCAGAAGAAGCTCCTATTAAAAAGTTAAAAAAGAAATAGAATGACCACCCTTTATAAACTAAGAGACTATAAACTAGCTTATAGATTTGAGAGGGAACATCCTAAAGCAATCCAGTGGGACGAGGGGTATAAAACGTATCTCTTGTCCCAAGGTGATTGTGTCCAGGGTATATGGTTTAAAGACAAGACAGATCTGGTAGCAGAAATCATAATGACATGGACTAGCGATAATGCAGTACATTGTGATAGCTTTACAGTGATGCCTTCCCATAGAGGACAAGGTCTAGGTCATGATATAGTAAAAGAAGCTTTAGACTGGGCAACAGAATCAGGGTTTGAATACTTTATAGGAGAAGCACGTAAAGGTGCAAGCTGGAAAGTATTTCAAGACTTTGGTGCAGAAGAAGTGTTAGTCTATAAAAATTGGTCAAAGACCGGTGAAGAGTATATAAGTTTTAAAATCAAATTGTAATGGCAATAGTAAACCAAGTGGATAAACGTGTACGGATGCAGCTACAAGAAATTGTAAAATATCAGCTGTTGACGCATTGTTATCTATATAAAATTCCTGTAAGTGATGCAGACTTAAATTGTCTGACATTACTAGCTATAGAAGGTGAGCAAGAGCTTACAAACTTCTGTAATAAAGCTAGTGATAAAGATATATTCTCTAGCACACAGTCAGTTAGAAACTGTTTAACAAAAGCAGAAAAGAAATCCCTTATTGTAAAAGAAGGGAAGAACAAGAAAAAGATTAGTATCAATCCGATTATTAAAGTGTATTCAAGTGGTAACATTTTGTTAGACTTTAAATTTTTATGCGTTGAAGCCTAAAAAGTCAAAGGAGCTGCTGCCAATAGTAGCTAATGAATTACAAATTAGTGAGCATCTTGTAAAGGAGGTTGTTGAATACTATTGGCAAGAAGTGAGAAAGAGTTTGTCTAGTTTAAAGCATGCTAGAATACATATCACTAATCTTGGAGATTTTACCATCAAGAGTTGGAAGATAGATGGTAAGATAGAAATGCTGGAAAAGTTTGAAGAGACTAACCGGCAGAAGGGTCTACAGCAAA